TATATATTGTTCGCACCATTGAAACTCAGTAACTTACAACGGTTTTTTTTAAGATAAAAAAGTATAAATAGTTGATATATAATAAATTATAAAGTATTCTGTACCAGTAACATAAGAATTTAATAAACAAATTAAACAATTTAAACAATTTAAACAATTTAAACAATTTAAACAAATTAAACAATTTAAACAAATTAAACAATTTAAACAATTTAAACAATTTAAACAATTTAAACAATTTAAACAATTTAAACAAAATAAACAATATCAATCTATATATATTGTTCGCACCATTGAAACTCAGTAACTTACAACGGTTTTTTTTAAGATAAAAAAGTATAAATAGTTGATATATAATAAATTATAAAGTATTCTGTACCAGTAACATAAGAATTTAATAAATAATAATAAAAATGGAAAAGATAAAATATAATAATTTTGAATTGATAATAGGAAAAGAAGAATATAGAAGTTATGTTTATGAAGAAGATGAAAACAAAAGTATAACCTACACTATAATTAATCCGCCTAAAGAATTACAATGTCATTCATGTGGAAGGTATTCAACTGAAGAAGTGCTATATTATGATACAAATTTCTGGTTTCATAGCAATAAAATAGAACCTACAGTAATGTGTTCGCATTGTAAACACTATTATCATAAAGATTATGTAGGCAAAAGAGAGGATAATGATAGAGAAAAAGCTATTAAAGATAAAAAGTTATTAGATGACGTGCTATTAAATATTAAAGAATCTCCAAATTTCAAACTTAATTTTGGTAAATATAAAGATATAGAATTTAAAAATATTCCTCTATCATATCTTAATTGGATAATAACTCAAGATTGGATTAAAAAAGGAACTAAGATAAAGATTGAATATTATTTAAAATATATAAATAAAAAGAACTAAGTAATGAAAAAATTAAAAGCAGTATTAGTAAAAATGTTTAGTAGAAATAAATCTGCAATTGAAGAATTAAAATATTATATGACTATTAATATAGATGATGATTGCCAAATGCGTCCAAATATCTATTTATCAATGGTTTTATATAAAGAATTTGAAAAATTAAAAGATATAAAAAATACAATTATAGAGTTTGATAGTTTTGGTAATATAAAAATCACATTTATAACAAAAGATAAGATAAAAAAAAATAATATATACGATTATTAAAATAGTATCCACTATTATTAAATGGTATCTAAGATGTATAAATTAAATTGTATCCACTATTATTAAATGGTATCTAAGAGGTATAAATTAAATGGTATCCACTATTATTAAATGGTATCTAAGATGTATAAATTAAATTGTATCCACTATTATTAAATGATATAATAAAATTAAACCGTCTTACTTATGATTGAAGCAATCGGTGGAACGTAATTTGTACCAATTAATTACAACAACAAAAAAAGGACAAAAATAATGTTCAACATTGATTAATAATTGGTTATAAAGGGTTATTAATAAATAAATTAACAATAATATGTATATAAAAAAATTTAATAATTTATGGGATGTGACATTATTAATAAATAATAATGTAGTTTGCAAGTGCTATGATACAAGAATTTTAACGGATGAATTACGATTGCATTTAACGAAAGAAACAAAATTATATAAAAGTTATATGACAATTTCTTTTGGAGATTATATCGCAAATTTTAAAATACCTTTTGACAAATTAAATAAATAAACGATAAACACCGTTTTTAACGTAATACAGCCACTTTTATATATTTTGTTATATAATATACCATTTTTAATAAAAGTGCCTTAAAGCAACATATAATCATCGATAATAAAAAAACGATAAAAAAAAACCAACATGGAAAGAAAATCAGCAAAAGTTAAAGGAAAAAGATTAGAAGATTTTGTAGTATCTCTTTTAAAAAAGAATTTTGCATTAACAGAAGAGGATGTATTTAGAGTTCCATCTTCTGTACAAGGTGAGGATATTATTATGAAAAAATGTGTTCAAAAAAGATTAAAAGTCAGTTTTGAATGCAAAAATCAAGAAAAGCTAAGTATATGGTCTGCATTAGAACAATGTAAAAAGAATGCTAAAGAATTTAATCCAGTTTTAGTGTTTAAAAGAAATAATTCAAAAACTTATGCTACCATAGAAATTGATTTTTTTATGGATTTGTTAAAATCATATACAGAGGAATAATGGATATAATGGAATCACACCACATTTATCCTAAGAAGTATTATAAATCTAAGGATACTATAAAATTATCACCAGATGATCATACTAAACTGCATAAAATAATAGACACAGGTAAAAAAGAAGATGATATATTTTATTTATCAGCTTTATTATCATTCTTATATAGAAAATTTAGTTTTATTTTTAAATCTTAACTATAAATAAATAAATGAAAAAACAATGATAAACGAATTAATAAATATTTACAATGAAAATGAAACAGAAAGAAACTTATTGAATGTAGTAAATGAATTTAAAACCATTATGAATAAAGTTTTAAATTCAAGACGTGTAATGAAAAATGATATTAGAAATTATATAATTACAAATGGTATTACAAAGTTTTATATTGCTTTAAAAAATAATAGAATAAATGTAAAAAATAATATACAGTCTTATATCTATACAATGGCAGTTAATTTACATAGAGATTATCACAGATTAGAATCAGTAAAAGAACCGAGTATTACATATAGAGATAAAGCGGAAGAAGATATATATCAATTAGATGAAAAGACAAAAGATATGATATCCGAATATTATGAAATAGAAGATAAAATAAAGATAGATAAACAATGGAGAGTAAAAAGAAAAGATATAGTAAAAATTAATTCGGTTTACTTAGATACATTATATAATAAAATAAAAACAAGTATATTAAATAGATAAGATATTTAATAATTTTATTAACTTATTTCAAAAAAGGGTAGCATTACACTACCCCTAAAATAAAAGAAAGAATGTTTTTTAAAATCCTAATTGATATGTTATATCTATAATAAAAACAGGTGTACTAAAATATGTATTAGTACCTATTGCATCTATGAATATATTTACATTACCATTGGATTGAACATATAAATAAGCATCTGGATAAGCATATGTATTATGTGCAGCAGCTTGTCTTATCTTAAAATAAGAACTATTAACAGGTCTACATTCTGCATTTAAAGTTGAAATTTGTGCTCCTGGTGAACCTACAAAAGAAGGTGCTTCATTAGCAGCAGTTTCTCTATAAACTGTACCTTTAATTGAAACCACTCCATAAGGATTTTTAGTATATTTTAATCCTAATGTGCTTAAAATTCCAGTTGATAAAGACATATTATTCCAAACAGGAACATAATTAGATAATATTGCAGATGACAAATAACTCATTTTTGACACAGAACCATAAGATTTTGTTATAAAAAGTTGTTCTAATCTTGGTATCATATAAAATTCGTAGTTAAAAGTCTCTCCTCCTGTTGAAGTTTTATCTAAATATGCACTCAAAACTTGATATGTATTGTAAGATAACCCACTTTTAAATAGTTTATTTCCTATTGGCTCATATGTTATTACATTGTGAATATATACATCTCTTTCATCTCCTGTAAATGTATATTCATCAAATTCATATATCTCTCCATTATGAAATAGCTTTCCTGCTGTCCATGTATTGCCATTAAGTTCTCCTCCAGATATAATAAATATTGTTGTAACTTCAGAAAATAGTTGTATTGCACTATTTATATTATCTTTAAAATTATTTTGTAAGAAGTTTATATCATCTGCTACCAACGGTAACCCGCCTGTGTATTCTGTAATTAAATTTTTCATATTTTATATTTTTATTTATATTTTTTTAAGTATTAACTTGATATATAAGAAATAAGTTTGTATGTATATCCAGCAAGACGATATTTATTTACAATACTACTTATATAATCTGTATTTGTTATTGTATCTGGATAATTTATTGTGAAATCTATATTATCAATAACGTATTCACTATTATTAAATAAGAAAGTATCAGTTTGTAATGGATTTCCATATTCACTATTATTAAATAAGTATAATTGTACATCATTTAATCCTCCAGCATCACCTTCCTCATTCAAAAAGATATAAGTTTGATCTAAGTAAGCACCATCACCAATCCATATACTTTGCGTTTGTTCTATTGGAAATGGTAAATGGTAATAATCATTTAATTGATGTTCTAAACTTAACACTTGAGCATTATGTAATAACTCATAAAAATTATCTTTTTCATAAGTAATAAAATCATTATATAAATCTTTACTACCCTTGCTAAATACTTGTATTAATTGATATAAGTTATTATTCAACTGATACTTAGCTTTATATAATACAGGTAATAAATCTCTAATGATATTATCTATACTAATTATTGGTTGTTTTCTTATCATATTTTAGAATTTCTTTGTATATAGAATGGTACTTGATAATGGAAAAGCAATGTCTATTATTGCATATCCTGCTACACTTGAATAATAATTATCAAATGCTATGTAAGCATCTCCTGCGTTTTTACCTTCTCCAGATATAAATCTAACAGCTTTAACACCTGTTATAGTTTTTAAATTAATATTAAGTTGGTTTACATCAAATTCACCATTAAAAGGTATATTTTCTATATAATTATTTATTGCAGCTTCAACTAAAGGTTGTAATGTACTTATAGATATAATTGGATCATAGAATATTTCGTAATATAATTTTAAATCGTCAGCATTTAAATTATAAATAGTTAATCTTGTACCAGCAAATTTAATCTGATTTACATAACTTTGAAATGCGTTGTATTCATTAACAGATAATATATCTGTATCTTTTCTTCTTACTTTCAAAAACACAATTCCAGCTTTTTCATTTGCTGCACAATGTTTAATTATTTGCTTGCTTTTATCAATAGTTGAATATTCAACTGCATATGTATTTGCATTAATTGTTAAAGTATCTCCATTTTGAAATGCTTCACTTTTATCTTCCCACCATTTTAATGTTCCAACAAAAGCACTTGCTTTAATTTCTTCTATTTCTGTTTTGAATAAATCCCATAATTGTTCTTGTATATTCATAATTACAGCAATAATATAAAACATCAATTTCCATATAGCTGTTTTACTTGTTGTTGTTAATCTATTCAACAAGTCTTGAGAAGTTGATAATGTTGTACTACCATCTTCATTTAATAATTCATTCTTTAATGAAGCCATAGTTGTTTTTTCAACAAATAGACTGTCATAAATTTGTGATACAGTTCTTGCCATAATTTTTATTTATTTTTATTAACTAATTTTATTAAGTTATCGTTTAATTCTTTAGATGTTTCATCTCTTTTCGATATACTTTCAACTAATCCGTTTATAGCTTTTGATATACTTTCATTTGATGCTACAATTAGTTTAAAAGCATTTGTGTTTTCACTTATTATAGCGAGTAATTTTTCTTCTGTAGTTTTTAAGTACAATAAAAAGTCTGCATAAACAGCTTCTTTTTCTTTCTTTAAATCATTTAATTCGCTTTTAAAACTATCATTAACCGATTTATATGTTTCTAATACTTTTTCTTGTTGTGCTTTATTAGTTGTATCCTGATATTTAATGATAAGTATCATTAGTAAGGCAAATGCTCCCAAGATTCCATATTGTAAAAATGATTCGGTAGTTAGTGCTGAATCGATGATATCATCAAGTAATGTAAATAGTAACATTTTATTATTTTATTTTATATATTAATCAAAAAATTCATTGATAGTGGTTGTAAAATTATTAACTGTTAAAACATCTCCATCTCCATCAGATGTAATAACTAACTGTATCGTATTGTTTGTTGCCAATGATATAACACTAGTTCCAGAGTGTGAATATAATTCATTTGCATTTTTACAAAAATGCGACATATTAGAACCAGTTACTAAACTTCCATTTTTATAAATTCCTATTGTTATTATTGTACTTGCATTATCAACTAAAATTGTTGAGTGCCAATCTATTTTAAAATATTGAGTTAAAGTTCCATCATATCTAATTGCTGGAGTTGCTAATACTGTAAAATTTTCAATTACAGGATTATTAAAAGTGCCTGCTATTGGATAATATGTTCCTGCTGTTGTAATAGTTGTATTAGTTGGTATTGGTAAAAATGCAAATACTCCAGATTTTAATCCATTAATATATCCACTTGCTTTTATATTACCTGTTACATCTAGTTTTTCTGTTGGATTTGTGTTTGCTATACCAACATTACCTAATTCAGTAATTCTCATTTTTTCAGTAGATGATGATGTTGTATTTCTTGTTTTAAAAGCAATTCTACCACTTATACTTCCTGCAACAGGTGTCCCTACATTTTCAAATAAAATCCCAGCTGCTTCTCTAAAAGTAGTGCCATCATAAGCGAACCCATAAACTGCACCTAAGTCATCCCCATTTGCAACTGCTGTTTTAGTTTCAATTGTTCCTTTACTTTTTGCCATTATTATTGCGGAATGAGACGCTGCATTATTATTTGCTAAATAATAGATATAATCACTTTTATTACCGTCCTCTGCAACTACTTCAAATAGGCTGCTTGTTAAACCATTTAAATTCCCAGCTGTATATTTAGTTGTTAATTCGGCAGGTGATATTACAACTTTACCTAAATTATCCACTGCAAAAGTTGGATTAATATCACTAGCTTGGGCATAAACTCCTAATCTATCTATACCATGATTACTTATAGCATAAGCGATTGGAGCAGTAGTTAATGAATTTAAGCTAATTCTTATCCAGTGCAAATTTTGTGTATAATATGGTGCAGGGTCAATTTGAATTATTCGAGGTTTCCATAAATTACTAAAAGTTTTTAAATTCCAACGTATTGAACCATCTTTTGTTAATCTACTTGTACCATCAACTAAACTGTTTCCCGAAGTTGTAGATGTAGTTAAAGCTGTCCAACCACTTTCAGTTGAGTATTCTACTAATATAGATGTACTTCCAGCACTTGCTGTTTGAATGTTAATTGATGTTGCTCTCCAACGATTTAATTTACCTAAGTATAAATAACTTCCAACTGTAATAGGTAATATTGTTTCAGTTCCAAAACTTGTTCTCATTTCACTAGTTATATTATTATAACCAGTTCCAGCTCCAGTATCTAATGCTTTATCAAAAGTGTAAACTGAATCAAAATATTGTGGAAAAATTGAAAATGCAGCTGGTATTGTACTATCACTAATAACTTTTGCATCCGTTGGATATTCTGTTATTGCTCCGATTGGTATTTGATTTATTCTGAATGTCATTGTAGTTATATTCGTAATAACAAAATTGCCATTAAACTTAGTTTCAACTGCACCTTCTATTGTAATAAGAGTATTGTTTGCAAGTTTATGAGGAACTTCTGTTGTTACCGTTGCATAAGTGTTTCCAGATGTTTGAACTATTCTTAAAATTTCAATATCAGATAATAACGTAGGAACGTTAAGTCCTACTCTACCACCACTTTGCATAGTTAATATATCTCTACCAGAATTACCAGAAGCAATATATAATGTACTACCATTTTCATTTTTATAGACGTATTGTGCCCATTTATAACCATTAGCATCATCTATTGAAAATCCTCTTGTTTTATCAGTATCGGAAAATACAGTTATATAATTAGTATCATTTGTATCTTCCATTCCAACTTCTAAGCAATTGACAGGATTTTCTCTATTAATTGATATTCTGTTATTTGTCGAATCTACATTAAAAATGGACGTAATTCCATCAGCTTTTGTTATTTTAAATGCTGTTTCACTATTGATTAAAGGAGCAATTAAAGAGTGATTTCCCGAAGTATCTTTATCTATTAAACTATTATGCAAAACACTATTAATATCATCAGTAGTTGCAATAATACCACTTTTATCAGGAAGTGATAATGTATTATTATCAGTAACATACGAAAAATCTAATACTATTTTTTTATTTATATCTGTTTTCGTATATGATATTAATCCATTATAATCCATTGCAAATAATGAATCTGCAACAGAATTAAATATACTAATTGTTGTAGGTGTTATATTAGTTTTAATATTAATAGATTCGGTATCAACATCAATACTATCTTTAAATGTTATTTTCGGAGTAATAATGTTATTTTCCCAATCCAAGATAGCGTTTTCATTAGAATCATATAATATTCTATTGTTATAATCAACTGATTTTATATCATTATTATCTTTTAATGGGCTTTCAACTCCACCTAATGTTTTAATAACTCCATTTTCATCAATAGTTTTTGCAACTCCGTTTTCATCAATATACATACCAACATTATTAATATCTGGTATTTGAGAAGTTGTTGTTTTTAATAAATTTAATTGTGCCATCTTTATTTTTTTTTTTATAAACAGTTACTTATTATAGTTATTATCCCACTACACTCTATAACTCCGTTATTTATTAATTTAAAAGTATTGTATTCATATTGTGTAGGAATAGTTAGTGTTTCATTAGAATTGATAATATATTTTATGCCGCATAAAGGTTTACCGTTCAATCTTATACCATTAAATTCTGAATTAGATTTTTCATCAAATATATCTAATAATTCTAAGGCTATATATTTACCTACTGTCATTTCTGTTTTCATCTTAAAATATATTTGATTCGTGTACAGTTATGAAGTCTTCTACTTCAATTGTTTTTTTATATCCATTTGTATCATAAGTAACATAAACTGACATCACTTTTCTGCTTATTGGTAGACTTATTCCATTTTGATAAAAGTCTATTTGTGTTGGATATCCATTTGTATTTCTTGATACTATATCAATAGCATCAAATTTGTAAGATAGAAAATCCCCGTATATCCCTATGTTTTCGGGTATATAATTATATACTCTTTTGCTCATGATGTAAATTTTTTTTATGCATTAAATCCTATTGAAAATCCTATTGAAAATCCTGATGATATGACATTGAATGAATTATTATTAGAAACGACATTAATATTATATCGTGAGTAATAGTCTGTAGTTGTAGTTCTAATATATTCATCGTATAATATATCAGGCAATGATGAAAAATCATCATAATCTATATTCTGTTTATATAAAAAATCAAAGATATTATCGATAGAACCTTTATTAGTTAAAAGATAATCAAAGATATTTTGTTCTGAGTATTTTCTTATTTTTATATCCATTATTTTATAGCATCTATATTTATTTTATTATCAGCATAGTTTACGGAATTAACTGTAAAACCATCTTCTTTTAACATTCTTTGTATTTTAGCTTTCAATTCTTGACTCCAACTACCATTCTGAAATTTCAATATATCAACTCCGTAAGTAGGGTATTGCTTTAATTGACCTTCTCCATATAAACAAGTTAAAGATATTTCTTGGTTAAGACTATTTTCTATAAATAAATCTCCATTTATAAACTTTAAATCATAATCTGTATTTAATAATATATCATTCATATATTGTATTATTTTTATTAAGGGTAAACTTCAATAGTAACCGAAGTTTTATTTAAAGCACCATCTACATAAGATCCTCCAACATTTGCTGTTCCTATTCTAATCCAAACATCCGATAATACTATTATAAATGTAAATATTCCATTTGTTCTTTCTGTTATACTTACTAAAGTTTTTGCCGCATCAAATTTGTCAACAGTAGTTTTAAGACTATAAATTCCCGTGCTATTATATTCAAATGTTGGAACTTCTCCAAGTGTATTTTCTAAAACTATTGCAGTTGGAGCATTTATACCTGATTGAGTAATTAATGCTTTATATCTTCTTATACCAGCGTATTCATCTACAACAGTTTTAACTTCTCTTGATGGTGTTTGATATAACATACCTTCACTCAATCCTCCTGCTATAGCAGTAGCATTGTTTAAATAAGTAGGAAGATTCATTAAAATACCATCATTAAAATTCATAACAATATCATCATTAGAATCCCTTAAAATTCTATTTTGCCAATCAAATGTTTCAAGATTTGTACTATCCCTTAATAGTCTATCTTTCCAGCTAAGACTAACTTGTCCACCTGTAACCAGATATTCATCATTATAATATAGCGTTCCTAATTGATTATCATTATATAATATTCCTTTCGGGTAAATATTTATCCAATTTGTTCCATCATTCATTTGATATGTAGAAGTTGTTGTATTTTTTATCTTATATCCAATTACAACATTTGTAAGAGCATTTCTTTGAGCTGTAGTATATGATGGATACGGTAATATTTGTATATTTTTTGCCATTTTTATTTTATTTTTTTATAATGTTATGTTTGTTTCTACAACTATATTATCTAAACTGTCATAATAACTCATTCTTAATTCTCCATTTGAATTTTTAAATATTGTTTTATTATAATCTCCACTAACTATTGTTGCACCAGTAAAATTTATTCCTATTAAATCTGTTGTTGCATTAATATATCTAACTACTATATGGACAGGTATTATACAAGAGTTAATATTACACAGCTCATTATATAAAAATTCAGAATTTTCATTAATAATTAAATCAAAAACTCCTTTAATAATATTATTATTAAACGCCAGACTATAAGAATGTAGTCCTGTAATCATATTAATTTCAAAATTATTATAAATACAGCGATACATATAACAATCAACAGCATCTACTTTAAAAATACATTCATTTATATTTGCAACACAGTTTATAAAATTATGTGATATAGATTCAACCTTATTAAAAAAACCGTTATAATTATTACAACTATTTATATTAGTATTAGAAAAATCTGTTATAAATGATGAGGTTATAATGTTTGCATTTGAATACATAAAATTATAAACATAACTGTTGTCACATTCTTTTGTTATATTAACATTATTGATATTTGTTATTTGAGAATTTGAAATATCATTAATAATAGAATTATTAGAACTATCAAATTGTATATTATTATTATCATAACTTTGTGTTATTACTTTAAAATTATAACAATTATACCAATTTATAATTAATGAATCTAAATAATCATTATCATTATACAATATTCCCCAACTATCAAATATAAATAAATCTATGTTTTTAATAAAATATAGATTTGTAGATATAGAACTATTTAACCATTTAGTTGATATATTTACATTATTTACAGTATTTACATCTGATAATGAAAAATAAATAGTATTATCGTAAAATACAGGTTCTCCTTTAGCATAAGAATTCATTGGTGTAAATTCTTTAGATGTATAATTAAGTTTATACATTCTTACTTTACAAGATAAGAAGTCAAATGTAGTATCAATTTGTTTAACTGTATCAATTCTACGTTCTATTAACCCTGGTCTATTAAAAATGTACATTGATGTATAAACTTCTATAATTGTAGATGATTTATTCAAATCGATTGTACTCGGATTTAAAATGTGAATTATATTTAAATTTTCGTTTATAAATTCAACATAAAAATCTGTCGTATTATTCATGTTATACTCTGCTGTAATATTTCCATCATTTATAGATATGATTAAATTGTTATCAAATGCCAAAGAAGATGCTATGGAAAACGACTTAGAATTAATTACAGCAACCTCAAAATCACCACCCCCACTTAAAAATCCATTTAATATATATTCTGTGTCAGCTAATATTCTATTATCAAAATTATAATATAATATATCTTGAGGTCTTTGAACTGATTTTATAGTTCTTTCAAACATATTTGTAGATAATGATCTAACAATAATTTGTTCTATATCTCCAACATTAATGTTTGAAGTACCTCCTAAAAATGTCATATTTTGAAAATCAGTTATTAAATATAATTGACCTGGTACTAACGTATTGCCGTTTCTTAATGTTGCTAAACTATTATAAGTTATAGATATTACTTTTTCTTCAACAGGTATAGCTCCGATTGCATCATCTACGTATTTTTTAGATACGATTTCATTATCTAATGTAAAAGTATATTCGTCATCATAAGATTGAATGGCTTCAAAAGAGTTTGTATCCATTAATGTTGGATAGCTATCTATTACATCTCCTAAATGTTCTCTTAAAATAGCTTCGGTGATTTCTCTATTGTTATTATCTTTAATAAGAGTTGTATTTTGACTTTTTAAAGTGTTTTTATTTTTTATCATTATTTCAATAAATTATTTATTTTTACTTTTAATTCTATTAGAGTTGTTATTGTAACAGGATCTAATACTACTGTAGGTACTAAAGGAATTAATGGAACAGTTAAAAGTGTATTAACTATTTCAATTAAAGCATCTTTTAATGTAAATATATCATTTCCAATTAATATGTGACTTGTTGTTAATATATCAATTCCTTCATCATTTATAATAATTTCTGAACCATTATTAACACCCATTCTTATTTCACTTACACCTTTAACTAAAAAGGAATCATTTGTTTCTTCTTTATAGATACTTAATGTACCTCCATTTACAGTATTTGCATTAAAATTTTCTACATTATTAAATCCAACTGTAGTTTGATTGTTCTCATTTATAATCGCTAATGATGTAATATCACCAAAAGAATTTGTACTCTCCAATCTTGTATTATCTGCGTTAGATATTAACGATATAAATGCATCTTCTTTACTTAGAAATGTAACTATTACAGACGAATTTATAGAAGGATCTGTTTTTGAACCTCCATATGGATCTGCTGATATTCTTACATTATAAAGCATTGAACCATCCAATAATTTAACCGTACAAAGGTTTGGACTATCTTCATTTTTTCCCTGATATATACCTATCTTAGAATATATCTCATCTTGGGTTTCAGTCAGTTTATTTATTAAATCTTTTATACTATTCATATATTATATATACTTTTTAAAAACTTTGTTACTTTAATATAGAATTTATATTTGTTTCGTTTAGTGTTAAAGCTATTATTCTTTCTATGGATACTGTTCCTGAACTTGGTATTGCAGTGTCACTTATCATCATATTTTTCATTGAATTGTTTAAAGTTGTAATTATATCTTTTAATCCATCAGATAATAAACCAGTTCCAGCATTTAAGTGTAACCATTCTTCTCCTTTTTTGATAATAGATATAATTATTTTTTTAGCTAAATCATAAAAATATGTAAATATATCAGTTATTTTAGTTTCTTTTTCTTTTAATATAGTTGATGGTAAATATATGCTTATCCATTTTTGCATTTCAGAAGTAATTGGTATTCCATAAGTAGCCATTTCTGACTTTATACTTAATATATAATCATTATATAAAGCATCTAATTCTTCATAATTTAAAGTATAAGTAGCACCTTCTTTACTAAGTTCCATAGGTTCATATCTTTTTGTATCTGTAACCGATGCAAAAAAATCAATATAAAAATCTAAATTATATTTATTCATATTATATTTTAGATACTTTCTATTATTATATGAATACTCACTTTTTTCAATAATAACTTTAGTATATCCTGATTTTAATTTATCAAAATAATATTCTAAATCTATAGTATAATTTTCTAATTTTTCTTGAATCTTATATAAAGACTCATCATACATTGATACATCTATACCGTTTGCAATAGCTGTATTTCTTAAATTTTCATATCCTTTTGCGTAACTTACTGAATGTAAATCAACAAACTTTTCAGGTTTTGTTAAAATTAAACTTATATTTTCATCTGTAATTTCTAAACCACTAAAATAACATATAGCTTCTAAGGTATATCTCATTAAAATATCATTATAATGTTTAGATAATACATCATATTTAACAACAACTGAAGCAAGACTTTCTATATTAGTAATAGAAATGCCTATATCTTTATTTGAATAATAATAAGCAAAATAATACATCAACCCCCAAGTTATATCTAAATACCTTTTATCCACAACATTTACTTTGTAATCTTTTTTTAATTGTACAATATCTACTTTATCAGATTTATATATTCCTATTTTATCATTTATAGTTTTAATAGATATATCATCAATTGTCATTTGAACATAATTATCATTTGATAATAACTTTATTCTATCAAAATTAACGATATTTAATATAGCTATTTCTTCTTGGTCTTGTAAATTTAATATTGTATTGTCAACTGTATTTATTCTAAACTTATCAAAATTTTCAAATAAAATATCTCCACCATTTAAACTAACCTTAACATCTTTTGCTTCTATAGTCACATTTTCAATTGCACTTGCACAACTAACAAAAGCCTGATTCTTATTTAAAAAACTAACTATAACATAACTATCTTTTTTAGGTAATCTAAATTGTCCTTCCTTACCTAAAATAGTTAATCTTGGAGTAAGTTGAACATTCATAATATAATTATTAGAATTTGGAATATCTTTATTAAAATTATAAGAATCAATAGGTTCTACATCTATAGTTAAACTATAAGTGGATACTCTTCTAACATAACATATTTTAGAACATGGTTCTTCTTTATCTTTTATATCTTTTAATGTATTTGATATTTTGCTCATTTTAGTTTATTTGATTTCCTAATGTTATATCTTGTGTTATTCCTCCACCATCACCATATTTTAATATAATCGAGTCAATATAAAATGTACTTATTGTTTGTTGGTTTTCTTGGTTTAATGTTAATTCAATTATATCGCATACTTTTAAATAAGGTTCACCAAATGTAATGAAACTTCCTTCTATATAATTAGTTCTGAATAGTCCAAATCTATTAGCAGCTTGTTGAATACATTCTGCTAATAATAAATTAGGTATTTTTAATTCTACTTTAGTATCTTTTTCTGGAAGTGTTGAGTCATCTATATATTCAACACCATTTGAATTGTCTACATCTGCATATACTTTTAATGTTGTGTTATCTGTTTGAATACTATTTATTATTACAATACTTTCATCTATTTCTGAATTTGTATTTTTAAAGTTTTTACTAGCAATTACATTTTTAGTATTATCATATGGATACCCAAATTGATATGTTTTACCTTCAATTGATAATGGGTATCTTAATCCTCCATATAATTTATTGTCATAAAAATAAAAATAAAAACTATAATTATCTTTTAACATACTGAGTATTTCACTTGGTGATAATAAATTTGGTATTCTTAAATTTTGAAATACAAAACTTGAAATTTCACCTAATTCTATATCAATATCTTTAGTTATATCTTCAATTACTTCTTTTAATGTTTTTGATATATATGTATTTTGAATTCTTTTAGCTTTCTTTAATAAATACATTGAGTCTTCAATATAAATATTAACATAAGTATCTTCTATTGTTATATCAGATATATATCCATTAAATTTAATATATTGACTACCAAAATCCGATATATTATATCCATATTTTATTTCTACCTTAGCACCAATTCCTATCTGCTGAGTTAAATCAGTATAATAATATAAAGATACGTTTTTACCAGATGTTTCACCTTTTCTTGATATAATAGCATTTTTTCTCGGTAACTTTAAATTACAAGTATTAGTTAAAGAATCAACATTATATTCTATTTCAAATCCTATTACTTTATCAATAATAACAGGAATAGAATTATATGTTTTATCTATAAGTTTATTATAAACTTTTATTTCACAATTTAAATCATATATCATAACTTATATATTTGTTTTAAATATTGATTCATTTAATACTGCTACACAATTAAGTTCTATTGCAGTAATATTTGTAAATTCAGATGATTGTGCTATTTTATGGTCTGTTACAATAATTTTAAATACTTCAAATACATTATTTAAATAAGGTGATAAAATATCTATTTCTCCTTTATATTTGCATATCTTTTCAAGATAAACTAAATTATCATTATCATATTCCCAAAATCTAACTCCAGCAAATGTGCCTACTATATTTATTTCATAATTTCCATTAGATACAATTTCAATTATTTTACCGTCTAAACCATTAACAACAGTTTGAACTATTTCTCTTGGTCTTGTTATTGTTATAATAGGATCTTCCATTATAAATCCTGTAATTTGTCCTGTAACATCCACACCACTTACATCTAAAGTGTTTTTTGATATAGTAACATCTGGAATAACAAAACTTATAAATCTATCTCCGATTGGTGTATTTAACATTGTTGACTTAGCGGATATATCTAAATACGCTTCTGGATGTAAAGCATTATCTTGATATTTACCAAGCACATAATCTTGTCTTGCTAATCTAGTTGCAAATTCTTTATTCCAACTATTTATTTGATCTATTTTTGACATATTATTTACTTAATTTTATATTTGTTGCATCTACTAATGCTTTTACTAACGCATTTTCAACTATCTTTGATATTTGTGCTGAGTTTTCTGTCATATTTGTAGTTTGTAATACTATTCCACCCGATTCAACTACTTTAGCAATATCTAATGTTATATTTGTAACACTTCTATCAGTAGTTAATGTTGTGCTCGTTTCATCTAAACCCGCAGTTGCACCCAAATCTGTAGATGTAATATCTGATGCTGTTGGTGCAGTAACTGTACTTAAATTAGCTTTTTGTTTTAATAAAACATTTAACCGTTGCAATTTATTCATTTTATCCGATGCTTCATCCATCCACGCAAAAGGATCAGTAGATAAAGCCTGCATATCTATCAATAAATTATTAGCTAACATAGCTTCTAATTCTAAATTGATACCAATCAACTTTTCTTCTATTCTGGCATATCTATCTTCTGCATTTCTTGTAGGCTGTACTAATTCATTTGTAGTATCAACTAATTTTTTAGCTGAAGCAATAGAATTATTTATTGCATTAGTTATTAGTTTAAATCCTGCAACAACTAATGTAATAATAGGCATAAGTGCAAACGATAATATCTTAACTACATTTTGTAATCTTGTAGATAATGCATCAAATTTAGTTTTAATCCATACAACTGCATCGCTTATATATGTTAATGCTTTTAATAATAGATACATTGGTGTTAAAGCAGTTTTTAAAGTTATTCCTAAAACTTTAAATAAAGTAGTTAATCCACTTCCATCTGAACCAAATAATTTAGATATAGATGAAAAAAAATCTGTTACAGCTGGTTTAAAACTATCAAATACATCTTTAAAAATATAAAAATTCTTGTTTATAGATTCTAATAATGTAGATAGTATTTTTCCACCACTTATATCAAAATCAAAATTTAAGTTTTTAAATTGAGTTAATATAGATATTACAGTAGGTTTTATCTTTTCTAATAATGTATCAACAGATATTATTTTAGCTTGTAAACTATCACTGAATACATTTCCTATTGATACTCCAAATTGTTGTACAGTATCTTTTAGGTTAGATATTGTTCCTGTTAAACTTTGGACAATTGATGTCATTGAACCAGATACACCTTTCAAATTTCCAAGAGATAATATATATTCTCTCATTGCTTCTGAAGTTTTATCTACTTCTGTAGTTACATTTTTAAATGTAAATTTTACTTTATCTCCTTCTGTATTTGCTGTTATGCCAAAAGTTTTTAATCTTTCAAATTCACCAGTTTGAGCATCTAACATTGCTTCTACTAATTGATCAAATTCTTTGCCTGTTGAAGATGCTAAATCACCCAAGCTAGTCATTTCTTTTTCCGTAGGAGTAAATCCTTGATTAACTAATTTAACATACGATTCAGTTAATTTATCAATTTGAAATGGAGTTTTAATTGCAAAATCAGTAATCATTTGCATAGATGCTTTAGCTTGATTTTCTGAACCAAAAGTATTAGTTAAAACTGCTTGATATTTTTCCATCTCAGCAGTAGACTCAATTATGCTTTTAGTAATTAAAGTAAAACCAGCTCCAAGTGCTAATAAAGCTCCTGCTGCAATTGTTTCTATCTTCTTACCTAATTCTGTCATACCTTTAGTTGTTTTAGATATAGAATTAGTAGCATTAGTTCCAACAAATTTAAATCTATCAGATACAGTATTTAATTGAGTAGATATTCGTGTTAGTTGAGGTGATATTAAATTATTTAATACTGCCGTTACTGTAATTGTACTTGCCATTATCGTTTTAATATTTTATTTCAAGATTTTATTAATGTAATCATAAAATCTTATTTCAAGATTTTATTAATGTAATCATAAAATCTTATTTCAAGATTTTATTAATGTAATCATAAAATCTTATTTCAAGATTTTATTAATGTAATCTTTCCTTTTTTGAATAGGATTAGAATAATTTACTTTGGAAATTTTATCCTGTTGTGGGTTTTCTTGTTCAAGAATCCACTGAAGTTCTGTGTACAGCAAAGCCCAAGTATCGTCATCCATATTATTAATTTCTTCTGTGGTTATTTTGAAGTATCGTCTGAGAGCAGCTAATGTCTTTCGAAGGATGTCTCTATTTGGGTTTTTGTGAATGGTGTATTCGTCTAGTTTTTTTTTAAAGTAGCATTTCTTACATTTAAAATATTTTCTAACATAGGACTTAATGATAAAAAGTAATCATCGTTCTTTTTTATATCTTCATCTCCAGATAACCAACAAGTATTTAATAATAATTCATTTGCTCCTAAAGGATCTTTTTCTAATGTTGAAAATAATTTGGATAACTCTGCTATTTTGGGTTTTCTAATTATACATTCTTTATTATCAATAACAAATTTATAGTTATTATCTATTTTTTCAAATGTTACATCATATTTTTTAAATATTTCACCAATTGTAGAAATTGCAGATAAGAATAATTCAGAATCTTCCATTATTTCTTTATCTCCACCTATCCAAGTATTTTGGAATAAAAGATACATGCCAGATATATTATCTTTTTGTACTAATGATAAAACTTGTTTAATGGTAGTTCTATCGGCTTTTTTAAGAAAACATACATAATCTGGTTCTATTTCTATTGAATAAAATTCTATGTTTTCTTTTTTAAATTTTTCTATTAAAGAAGCATATTGAATTACTTCTTTTCTTTCTTTTCTTTCTTCTTTCATATTTTAATTTGTTATTTATTTCTTTTCTTTCCAACCAATTCAGATATTGTATCTAAAACTAATCCTCCATATTTAATCAAATTATCTTGAGTTATTGGTTTCCATATTATATGACTGATAGATAAATTAAATTGATATTTTATATCCATATCACCTTGACTAATATCCATCCCAACATTTGTAAATCTACAATTCTTTAATATAATAGTTCTTGGTAATTTAGCATTTGAATCGAAAAAATTCAATTCTTCCATCATATAAGTTATAATAATATCGAATGGTGGAATATTTTGTAATATACCATTTACAGCAACATTCTGTAATGCAAATATTTCATCTGCATTTAATGTTATTGAAGCTGATGAATTTATTTTACCAAAACCTGCATGGATAGGATATAATCCTGTTCCAAATAAGTTTTGACTATTCATTGTTTCATTAAATGATATACTTGAAATGCCTACAACGGGAACACCTTCTATTAATAGAATAATTGTGCCCCAGTCATAAGCAACTCCATTTAATAATATATTATTATTTCCTAATGTCATTATTAGTTATATTTTATATTCAAAGGATGTAAATCTACTTCAACTTCCATATTCATATCATTCTGAGATACTTCAAAGAAGCTGGAACTTAATGAACAAGATTGAATAAGGTGAGTTTGTGTTGGAGTATCACCTGTTCCAGGAGCATAAGAAACTTGAACGTCAAAATAACCTAAATTCTGAATTTTACCATTTGTAGCAAAAGCCAAAAGTTTAAGATATTCTTGCATATTAATAGTCATACTTGCTTCAACTGTAATATTTCCTTGTCCTTTTGAAATAGGATAAGAACCATATCCATAATTATGTTGAAAATCTCTAGTTTCACCATAAGCAATTTTTGAAACACCAATTAGTGTAGCACCATCAACTCCTGTAATTTGATCACCAACACCAGTAGTACCAGCAACCCATTTTAAAGTGATAGAAGCCCAATCATAAGCAATTCCATTAATTTCTGTATTATTATCTAATATCATAGTATTTTATATTTTTATTTTTAATGTATTAAAGTATATTGTGCATTTATAGATGGATAAATCTGTAAAAATGTAGTATTTTCAAAATCATCAACTAAATAAGTTAATGTTAAATCTGTAAATTCTACCGTTACAGTTGCTTTTACATAACCAGTTTCCCATAGAGAAGTTTGTTCTCTTGTTGCTAATATAGTTACTATATTAGAATCTGCAAGTAAAGTACCCCATCCTAAACCCATTGAATTCAAAGAATATTTTGCTATTACACTTGTATTATTTGATAATGTAACTATAATATTTGTTACATTTGGTGTTGATATATCTATTGCAACACCATTTTCATCAACAACAGGAATCTCCATTGCTTTCGATTCCCCCTGTCTCATTGTATATTTAGTTAGTACTGCCATAATTTTTATTTTTATTTTTATTAATTATAAGTTAGTTGTGAAACCTATTGTAACTTCAATTGTTCTTGCTGTACCATAAGGTATTAACTGAATAGTAACTTCTAATTTAGAATTAATTAATATATTTTGATTTGGATCAATAAATACATCACCTGCACTTAATTCTCCAGCACCAATCATTAAATCAACTGGTTTAACAGCAACATTTCTTAAAAATGCTATTGTAGTTCCTTCAATAGTACCATTAGATTTTACTTTAATAGGTCTATTTAATTGAGGTAACAAAGCAGTTCTTACTTTTCTTATAGCTTTATCAATTGTTCTAACTTCACTAATATAAGCATAGTCTGATAGAATTGTACCAGCAGTATAATTATCATTAAAATATGTACCTGCAATACCAATATGTTTTACTCCAAATATATATCCTAAACTATTAATATCATTTAATTCTGTTTTAGTTAATGAAGTGTATAAATCACCATTAACAAAAGCAATAGTTTCTAATTCACCACCAAAAGCAACATTAAATTTCTGTACCCAAGCTATAGATTCATTTACTAAAGATGCAGAAATTGCACCAAGTAAAGCTCCAATAGCAGGTATAGAATTTCCTTCAGATGTAAATAATGATTTACCAACATTAGCACCATCTTGTAGTAAAACTACAGATACTTTTGGACTTGGAGTAGATAAAGTTCTTAAACTATCTAAAGTTGTTAAATCTGCAAAAGCAGAAGTATTAAAGTTTGCACCATATACACAAGATAAAGGCATGTGATCAGTTTCACATTCAGCAGCAACACTTTGAATTAATTCAACATCACCAGTAGAATATGTATTTTTTGTGTTATAAACACCAATTTGTCTAATTTCACCTTCTGCAAATACTTGCATCGTGTAAATTTCATCAAATGTTAAACTTGATGGAACGAGATTTTTAGTTGTATCATTATAAAGACCTACAAATAATTTTCCAGTAGAATTTGCTCTAAAATATTCTTTTATTTGATACCAATATTCTTTCACTAATGTATTAGTTTCAGTTAAACCTGTAGCTTCAACATCGGCTATTCTATTAAAAGATATGATACGATTTGTTGAAGTAAAAGTAGTGATACCATTAGTAGTAAAAGAAGCATTGTCTAAAAATTTTACATCATATATTAAAAGACCAGAAACATAATCAGTATCACCAGCAGTTCTACCTAAGCCACCTTGCCCTTTAATGAAAATAACATCATTTAATGCCATAATTTTATATTTTTATTTTATTATTTAATTTAAAACAAGGGAGATATTACTCTCCCTTTATTAATTTATATTTTTTTTACTAATTATCCTTCTATAATAGAAACGATACCAGTTTCAGATGTTCTTGCTTTGCTGGATCCTGTTCTTACCAGTGCTGAAAATACGTCAGCATAATATAAAGGATTTTCACCTTGACTGAATATTTTAATACCAGAGTTAACTCTTGAACCTAATGCGAATCTAACAAAGTTAGGATGCCAACATAAAATACCTAAATTGGTATTAGTTGTGATTACTTCAGTTGGATCTAAAGCAACTGCTGTTGGTCCAGGTTCATAAGCAATACCTCTACTTCTCATAAATACGTCAAATCCACCTACTCTACCAATTGAACCATTAGTTAAAATACCTGATTGTAAAGTGTAAACATCTTTAAATTCAGACATTGCTAAAAGATCTTGATAAAGATAAGCATCAACTAACATTTTTCTATTTTCCATTGGAACATTCTGAGCATTCAATATAGAAGAAGCTCTTAAAATATCAGCAAAAGTTAATTTCAAACGAGTTGAAGTTTGATTTGGATGATAAGCATTTCTTGATACACCAGTAGTTTCTATAATATTAGTTCCTAAAGTAGCTGCCCAATTATAAGCAATCCAATCAGCAACAGTAGTATTCAATGTGTCTAACATTGCTCTCATTATACTCATTCTCTTATCATAAGAAAATTCAGCAGATTCAACATCTGTTACATACATAGGGTCAGTTGTATACTCATCCATAAAGTATTTTAATTCGGTATCAGTTCTCTGACTTGCAGAAGCAGGAAAAGAACTTCTATTTTTTACTACTGCTGGCATTGCACCTGCTTGTGGTAAATGTACAGTTAAATTTTCAATGAAAGCACTATCATTCATTGCATTTCTATAAAATTCATTGTTTGGAAACAATTGTTCTTCAATTGTTTGTAACCAAATTTCTTTATTTAAAGCCATATTATTTATTTTTTATTTTTTATTGTTTATCCTTTATATTCAATTTTATATTCGTTAAAATATAATTTATTGAACATGGCAGAATTGTTTAATTTTAATTGTTTTAATCCATTAGGATCATTTTTTTGATACCATTTCCAATCTTTATTTACAGATGTAGCGATATCTTTTTTAATTGAATCTGTTAATTTAATATCGGGTTGTTTAACCACATTAATAGAATCAATTAGTTTTTTAACTGTATCAATATTATTTTGTGCTAATTCGATAATTAAATCCTTATGTTCAGACTTAATTTTACCTTCTGTTATAGCTAATTCAACAATATTAGATACTTCATTAGTTTTTAAAGATAATTTAATCTCTTCTAATTCTTTTTTTAAGTTTTCTAATTGATTATCTTTTTCAACAAGTTTTATAGATAATTCTATATACTCAGGAAAATCATTTATAATTTTATTAGAAGCTACTTGCAAATCTTGAATTGTTAATATAATCTTAGAGTCAATATATTCATCTTCATTTATAGTTAAATTAAGATTTCTTAATAGTGTTTCTGATAATTGTAACTCGTCTACCTTTTTGGATCTTTTAGACTTTGGTTTAACTTCTTCAACTATTTCTTCAACTATGATAGATTCTTCAATTATTTGTTCTATCTTTTCTTCAATAGGATTTGCAATTTCTTCTTGTTTTTCTTCAATTACCACTTCTTCAACTTTAGTTTCCTCTATGATATTTTTTAATACATCAGGATGGTTATTGAAAGTGGTCAATTCTATATCTTTGTTCATAAAATATTCTTTTATTTTATTAATATCTTTTTCTCCATTATAAGATAGTTCTACAGACATTTCTGATAAATTTAAAGATGCTTCTTTCTTTACTTTTGCTTTTTTATTAGCAGGTAAAGCTGTTATAGAACATTCTTTTAATAATGCTTTGGTAACAATTAATTCTTCATCAGCATTTACATAAGCATCTAATAAAATCGCTCCTACGGACACACCAATTATATAATCCCTTGCTATCTTTTTTTCTATCTCTTTGGAAAAATCATCATCATCAAATTGAGCTGTTGCAGTCAATTCATATTTTCCATCTTCATCTTCTTCTTTCTTTATATCTGTCCATCTACCTAATACTTTGTTTATATCGTGATTATATAACATTACAGGATTTTCATTAAATTCTGATAAATCTATTCCTGTTGTTAAAACGGTATATCCATAAGCATTTTTGTCATCTGAACTAAGTGTGTAACGATAAGCCATATTATAGTTTTATTATTTTTTCCATTATATTATATATACTTTTGTAAAAAATAGTGAATTATTAATGAAGAATTAAAAAGTATTCACCTTGCACATCTATATCTGTTAAATTTGTTTCTGTATATATCGGATATGCAGAAGCATCAGCAAATCTAAATATAAAAGATGTTTTAGTAACTTTTATTGTTGTATAATTATTTAAAAATTCAACTGTTTTTCTATGTAAAGTACCAATCTCATAAATACTTGATTTCATATCTGTAGGCAAATCATTATTAGAAGAACCTTCAAGATGTTTAAATACTCTATCAACTAATGATAAGTGTTCTAAAGACTGACTTATTTTATTATCATTAGATCTTAAAGATGAAGCAAACTCAGTTCCAAGATAAAGTTCTACAGTCATTTCAGATGATTGCAGTTTATTAGAATATTGTTTAAATTCTGTATTGGGTATAATATTTATCAGAATTGATGGATATGGAATTGGATCAGTTGCCGATAAGTTATCATATTGGTTATTGAATAGGTCAATATGTTTTATATCTGGCATTCTATCACCAATTATATATCTTAAAAAATTGTAAACGTAACTAAACATAATATTTATTTTTTTGTTATATTTTTTCTAAATCTTTGTAATGAAATAATAAAATCTTTAAGTATTTCTAAAATACTTTTACTTTGTGTTTTGTCATATATACTTCTTACTGACTTTATAGTATTTCTTTGTAGATAATTTATTTTATCTAAATGTTCTTTATCCATATTATATAAATATTTTATTGATTAAATTTTCTACTAAAACTTTTATAATTTCTTCATCTTCTATGATAAATTTTCTAACAGGTAAAACTGCTGTACCATATTGATGATATCCTGAATAAAGTGCATTACTATATACTGTTGAAGAATCTGTATCATAAGAACTTTTTATACTTCTTTTCATTCTACCTGTATCTATTAAAGTTGCAGGACTACCATCTACTTTTAATTCCCAATTATTATTGGTAAAAGTATCTATAGATTCATCGTACATATCTTTAGCTAATTGTATTGGTAACTTTTCCAATTCTTTTAAATATTTAGCTATATCTTTTTCAAATTTATTAGTATTAACTTTAATTTGTATCATTGAAATTAATATTATTATTTATAAAATATTCTTCAATATCTTTATATAAGTTATCAGGTATCGTTTCTTCATTAAGATATATTTTCAAATTCAACTGAATATCTTTCTTTTAAATATTCTTTAGATAGAGGATACATAAGACCCAATTCCTTATCAATAAGTATTTGTTCACTTGGACTTGACACTTCACTTATATCAAATTTAAATTCTAAACCTTCTGGCAATACACCTAAACCTACTAATTTTGGTATAAGTTTATCTTTGATAATAAATTCTATATTTCTTAAATCACTTCTGGTTTTAATTTCTGACTGTTCAGAATGTACTTCGCTTTGACTTCTACTTGAACCATCTTCATTTAACATTGTAACTCCTAATACAGCTTTTGATATTTCTTTATTTACAAGTTCTATCAATCTATCATATACATTATATGAATCGGTTTTCTTATTTTCTATAAAATCTATTTTTTCTTCTCGGTCCAACACCGCCCAAGCTGATTTACCGATATTCTTTACAAAATCTGCTAATCTTTTTCTATCTTGTGTATCTGCAGATGTAGTTGTAGCAATTCTAATAGGCATGCCAAACACTTCTGTATATTCTGCCCAAGCTGACATTGCTGACCGTTTCCATAATACTAATGGTACAATAGATTTTAATAAGCCTAAGTCTTTTCTATCTGAATAAAACTCAAATAACCAAGAATACATTTTAGGTTCAATATACGATATAACATCTAAATTATTATATACATCTTTCATAAATTCACCATATTCAGGTATAATATTTTCCCTATCTACTAAAGATATTTGAGTAATATTATTTAAATAAACTGATTCAACTTGAACTAATGAATGACCGTAAAAAATAATATCTAATATATATCCTAATACTTTATAGAACCACTCAGAATTTATTTTCTTTGTTGATTCTTCATCTATAACATCATTTCTATGTAGATAAAATGAATACTCAAGAACCTTTTCTTTTCTAAGTTCAATTACAGAAGCCAAATGATTATCCAATATAATGTCATTATATATTCTTATCAAAGCTTTTCTATCGGGTTTCATATAAGAATCTTTAGACTCAGCCTGAGTTACTGCATTTTGCCAAGATGATATTGTTTCCCTTACTCGATAATTATTTCTCTCTATAATTTCAGATGTGACTCTTTTTGGGTTCTGTTTCCCAAATAATTTATCAATAATGTTCATATTTACTTTATTTTATTTTAATATATACTATCATTTACTTTAGTACCACATCCATATAAAGACTCAGAACTTCTTGGATTAAATGGTAATTCATTTCGTGAAATAGGCGGAGATATAACTCCTTTAGCTACTTGCATTAAATATCCTATTGCTTCTTTATATAATGTTTCTCTTATAACTGGAATTTGGTTAGGTGTTAAACGCATATGTAAATAATAAAGCATAACATTTATAACTAAATTTTTAATAAAAGGATTTCTATTTTCACCTTTTCTATTAAATACCTCAGTCATATTATATTTACTTCCAATAATTGCATCTACTTCTGACATAGCAAGTAACTCTAATTCATCTAAGATATTATTGTTTTCTTGGGTTAAATCATTAAGTATATTTTCTTTTACTAATGTTAATAATTCTGTTTTAGTGATATATTTCATATTTTATATTTATTTTTTAAAAGTGCATTAGTCTATCGTCTGTACCATACATAATATCATTTCTCATCTTTCTAATGAATAAATTAAGTTTTACATATGCTGATTGTAGTGCATCTGAGCCATCGTCATTTACTCCTTTAGATGGAAACGATAACATTTGGTTCTTAAATTCTTTATAATCATTCGAATATTCAAGTAAATTTGATATAAATATATCTCTGTTTTCAAATACTACAGACATTGATTCTATTCTTGCTTGTTTATTATCTTTCCTATCTTTATCTTGTATAATAGGTAATTTATATCCCTTTTTATCTGCTATTTCATTAAATTCTCTTTGGTGTAAATCCTGAGCAAAATTTGCTTCATAATACATAGAATAAGGAGCTTTTAATAATTTATCATTTAAATTATAAAGATATTCAATTACATTATTCATTGTTTGTCTTCTTAAATAAATATCTAATATATGATATTCTTTATTTACAAATCCTAAAGTTAAAACGGCTTTATAATCTGCTTCTTTTTTGAAAGAAGGGTCTAAATATACTACTATATACTCATACTTATCATAAGATAATGGTTGCTTAAATTGAAACCATTCATCTTTAAATATTGAACCTATATTAATAGGAGTATTCATATATTCTCTAAAAAAATTGATAGAACCTATCTTTTGTTCAATGCGTTTTAAATCTTCTTTAGAAAATCTACCTTTCCAAGAAGGTTCACCATTATCATCTAAAGCATTTATCTTTATATGTTTTATATCAGGTATTTCAGAGAACTTGCCTAATATCATATTAGTTGCAAATCTATTACCTACGAATAAAAATTTATATTTAGTAATTTCCATTGCATTAAATACATTTTGCATCAACCATTGATATTGATATTCAATCGTTTCTTTATTTCTACAGTCTTGATCAGTATCAATATCATCTACTATACAATAGTCAATTCGGTAATTCTTATATCTAAGACCTCTAACCGACTGTCCTTTTCCAAGACATTCAAATTTACAATCATATTTTTCAATAGTGAAAGAACCTTTTTTCCAATCACCTACTTTAATAAATGGACCAAAATCATTAATTAATTTCTGATTAGTTTCAAGTTCTACCTGTAAATTTATCAATAATTTAACTGATGATTCTTTTGTAGCAGATATTAAAACAGCAAGATGTATATCACCTCTCAACATAAAGAATATAGGTGCAAATAAAGAAAAGACACTAGACTTAGCATGACCTCTTGACATCTCTGCAAGTATTTCTACTTTATCAGCTTTTAATTCTTCAATTAATTCCAAATGAAATGGAGCTAATTTTATCTCATTATTATTTGTATCTAAAGTATAATGTTGAAAATAGGTAGATACAAATTCTTGAAAATCATTTAATATATAATCATTCTTCTTAGTTTTCTTATCAAAGATGTTAAACTTAGTTTTAAGAGATTGATAATATACATCAGATTCAACTGAATAATAATCTTTATCTTTTGCTTTCAATATGTATTGTTTTTATATATTTATTCCTTCAATAGTAATTCCAATTATTATTACCTATTGAGTCTATTATAACTCCTTTTGATGTTGCGTGTATAAATTTATTATTAGATAAAAGTAATGCAACGTGATTTTTAAATACTAATATATCATATATTTTATTATCGGATATAATTCCATATTTTGATATTAAATAAGATGTTCTTGGTATTTTTGTATTAAATTTTTCTTTATATATGTAACATATTAATCCTGAACAGTCAATACCATTTAAATCATTTCCACCATATAAGTAAGGTGCATTTAGATAATTGGTTACTGAAATTCTGTTGATATTTATGTTATTTGTTTCTTTTCTTATATATAATGTATTTTGTGTTTGTATTAGTATTAAAAATATTATATATGATATTAGTTTAACCATTTTTATCAATTGTATGAAACATATCTATTAACCTGTCAACATCTTTTCCTGATAGTTTTGGTAATATATTTAAAATATTATCTGCTATTTTTCTTATAAGAACTATTTTAGCATCTTCGATAAGTTTACCTTGTTCTAATGCAAATTTTACAGCGGGAAAATTACCTTCCCTTACTTTATCAAGAAGACATCCTTTTGCTTCTTCTACCAATTCTTTATTATATTCATCTATAGACTGATATTTAGCAGCTTCATATCTTCTTTTATATTTGATATTATCTTCTAACCAAATATAAAAAGTCTTTGGAGTAATACCGTTTTTTTTACAAGACTCTACAATCTTTTCATTGCCAACCTCATCGATTATCTTATCTAATATATCTAATTGAGCCGTAACGTATTTCTTCATATTTTTTTTATTTTTATGTATTCATTTATATTATATATACTTTTTATATTATATACAAATAAAAACGAATGAGCTATCGGATAGAATCGAACTATCATTTGATAATTATAAATCAACCTGTTTACTATTAAACTATGTCAGTAAAAATCTTAACGATAGTAAAAACAGTATATAAATTTTATAGTAGGATTATTAAATACTTTTATCTGTGGATTATAGTCTATAATAGCGTAAGATATTTTACTTCTATTAAAAAGATGTTGTTTATAAGGAACATCTATGTCATCATAATCAATTGTGAATTTGATATGTGGGTTTTGTTCAATTACTTTATCAATAATTACAAAAAAATCTTTGTGGATAATTTTTGGTACTAATGTAATATATGCAAGATATTCTTGAGGTTCTTCTTCTACCTTAGTAACTTCTTCATATATATCTTGAACAATGGGTTCTTTTATTTCTTTTTTCTTTGCCATAATTTTTATTTATTTTTAATTATATTTTCTGTTATGTATTTTAAGTATTTTAATTTTTTTCCATTATTAAGTACCTGTGAACGCTGCTGATACTCTTGTTTGAAATCATCTATTGTATAGTTTTCATCTAAGATAGAATATTTAATTTGTTCTGAATTATTATAAGTATGAACATGAAGTATTTTTATTTCATATTTATCTATCTTTTTTTGTAATTGTATTTTTTCTAATAATAAATTCTGATATTTATCCCATTCGAGTAGCATATCTGAATAATTTATATACTTATAATCACGATTCTTAATTTCTGTTATATATAATACGTTATCTTGAAATATTAATGCGTCATATATTGACATTGGATTTTTTATAAAAAATATTTTAGCTTCTGGATAGTTTGCTAAATAGACTTTATTAAATTTTGATCTTCCGATTTCTTCATAATCATTAAAGTTTAACATTTTGTTTGTTTATTTTTTTTATCATCTTAATATTAGATGTATTATCTTTATATATTTCATCTGTTTTTTTATATATCTCTTTTCTCAATTCATTAACTGTTGAAAAGTAAGAGAAATTAATTCTACTATTTCTAAAATATTTCAATAATTTGGATTCATCATTAATGAATGATGATAGTAATATCATTTTTTCTTGGCTTAGTAAAATAGTCTCATTCATACTGTTTCTTTTTATTTATATATTTTAAAATATTATCGTTTTTTTATTATAGATGATTATATGTTGCTTTAAGGTACTTTTATTAAAAATGGTAATTATATAACAAAATATATAAAAGTGCCTGTATTGCGTTAAAAACGGTGTTTATTCGTGTTTTTGAAACAAAGTATAACAATTATTTAAAAAATATTATCGTTTTTTTATTATAGATGATTATATGTTGCTTTAAGGTACTTTTATTAAAAATGGTATATTATATACGCAAATATAATAAAAAATTTGAATAAAACAAAATATTTTTGGAATTATTTTAATTATAACTGGTTACAATGAACGATAAGAAAATATCTTCTTTTTTATATGCAATGTAGGTTTCACCACTTATTTAGAATGAATATAAATTAGGGGAATAATATGTTAAACTTTGTTAAAAACGCTAAACTTTACAAATAAATAAATATATAATAAAAGTCGTTCATTCTTTTAGCCGTATTTAGATGTGAAAGTCGGATACGGTACAAAATTAAAAATACTGTAAAAAGTATATATAATATACAGGTTATCCAAATGTCTTTATGGGGTGAAAGTAGCTAGTCACCCCACCTGTTACACTAAAAAGACATTTAAATATATAAAAAATAAAGACAAATTATGAAAATTCAATTAAACAAAACTGCACATCAATTAATAGAAGTAATTGATACAAAATTAGATAAAGAATACCTTTATTTTATATTACACTTAATAAACCATTTTCCTAAGATAAATGAATTTGGATTTGTATCTTTGTATTCTAAATTTTTACAACAATATAAACGCAATTATGAAATATATCTTGACTTTTTATTGGAAAATAAAATAATAAGATGTAATGGAAGTTATATTGTCAAAAAAAGTGCATTAGGATATAGAATTGATACATTTAATATTACAACAACCGACTTAATAGAAATAGAAATATCTGATTTTTATATAAGTAAAGATTTAAGAAATGATGTTGTTAGTAAAGAAATAAAAGAACGTATTTTAGATGTATATGAAAACAAAATAACAGTAGATCAAAGAATAGTAGAAATATTAAATAGTGTAAAATTGCAGAAATTTTATGGAGAATCATTTGGAAATATAAGTTCACATATTAATAAGATAATAAATAAACAGGTAAAAATGGAAAACATAGCTAACAGTAAAACAGGTAGAGTATATCACCCTTTTAATGAAATGATGTCTAATTTTAGATATTATGTATTAATAAACAATAATAGATTGTGGGAAATTGATTGTTCAAATTCACAACCATTCTTTTTATGTATATTAATTAATAATGAAGATAATACTATCTTCGATAATAAAGATGCTGATTTATATAAACAACTTTGTATTAAAGGTGAATTATACGACTATTTTTTAGGAGAATACAGAAGAATTTTAAAAGATAATGAAGTAACTAAATTAGACATTAAATTAACATTATTACAAATGTTTTTTTCATCTGAAAAAAATGATAAAGGAAATGAAACAAGATATAGAAGTAAAACCAGAAAAGTTTTTAAAGAGATATTCCCTTCAATTTATTCATTTGTAGAAAAATATAAAAAAGATGATTTTAAAGAATTATCTTGTAAACTTCAAGAACTAGAATCGAATGTATTTATCAGTGAATTTAATAACCTATTTGAAGGAGATTACCTTTCCGCACACGATGCAGTTTATGTTAGTGAACATGAAGTAAAAACAGTAAAATCAACATTGACAACAATTTTCCACAATAAATATGGTATTATACCTAATTTAAAGTTTAAAGAGTGTAGTGAAATAAAATCAGTAAATAAATTAATAGAAAAAAGAAAAACAAGAATGAATAATAAACAAGCAATAAACAAAACATACAGTAAATAACAAATTAAACAATTTAAACAATTTAAACAAATTAAACAATTTAAACAATTTAAACAATTTAAACAATTTAAACAATTTAAACAATTTAAACAAAATAAACAATATCAATCTATATATATTGTTCGCACCATTGAAACTCAGTAACTTACAACGGTTTTTTTTAAGATAAAAAAGTATAAATAGTTGATATATAATAAATTATAAAGTATTCTGTACCAGTAACATAAGAATTTAATAAACAAATTAAACAATTTAAACAATTTAAACAATTTAAACAATTTAAACAAATTAAACAATTTAAACAAATTAAACAATTTAAACAATTTAAACAATTTAAACAATTTAAACAATTTAAACAATTTAAACAAAATAAACAATATCAATCTATATATATTGTTCGCACCATTGAAACTCA